GGGTTATACGCAGCTGAGTAGATGGGGAAGCCATACACGTCACCGGTACCAACAGTCACGGTTGCACCAACGGTGCCGACTGGAGTTACGCTTGCAATGTACTTGAAGGCTTTTGCGCCAGAAACGGTACCAGCGCCAGCCGCTGTAATGGCTTCTGACATTGGATAACCATAGATGTCATAACCCTTAACAGTGTAGACGGCAGTATCGCCCGATGCAGTAGTGATACGCACGTTCCGAGCAAGAGCCTTGGTAGGATCCCACAACTGAACAGTGCCAGCAGAGCCGAAAGAAACCAACCCAGCTGCACCATCAAGAGCCAAAAGGCCGCTGACGGATGTACCAGTGGAGGCGTTTACAATTGTAACGCTACCAGTCACGCCCGTACCGGCAGTGAGTGTAACAGCAGTGCCGGACACAGGGGTTTGTGAAGTGGCAATGTTGGTTGCAGACAAAGCGGAAGGGACTTGGTTAACAGTCAAGATGCGGGTAAAACCGAGGAAACCTGCGGTGATATTACCGAAACCTTGACCGGGCTCGTAGGTGTAGAACTGACGCGGATCAAGAAGACCCGCACCAGCATAGAATAAAGACGGACCCAATTCGGGGTTATAGTCTGCATAAGGCGCTTGGCCAAATGCGATAACCGGACCAGAGAAAGCTGTAATAGACATTTGCTGTCTCCAATCTTACGAAGTTGGGAATGAACCGTAGATCGAACGCCAGTTGTAGTACGAGAAGGAATAACGCTCGTAACCTTTAACAAGCAGGTTGTCCGTGACAAAGTCGACTTGCATATCGGTTTCGAAGGGAATGCGTTCCATATACGACAGACCGTCAATGTTGGTCAGCAAGAACCAAGCGTAAGCTGAGGTCAAGAAGTCGTTGACCATGTAGCTTTCTGGCAGGCCGCCAGCGGTGCTCAGAATAGCATTCACATCGTTGTCTGCAGTGCCGGGACGCAGTTCGGTCTTCGTCAGACGAATTGCAATTGGCTCCAACTGAGGAGGAACGATCAGTTTACGGCCACGAGCGAAGACCTTCAGACCAGCTTGGTCACGGAAGTTCGTACGGATAGCAATCATTGCGTTGAGCAATGTAGCTTCGTTGAGGTCAACCTGCGTGGTAGGCGTATTGGCAACCGTACCACCGTCGATCGGATGGTTGGTAGCGCAGAGAGCAACACCGTCACCGCCAACAGCTGAGTTGTAGGTGGTTGCAGTGTTCAACACGTTAGCGCCGTAGATTTCCTTTGTCTGCTGGAACGATTCGATCAAGCCGAGGTTGGAAGGTGCAAACTGTGTTTTGTAGAGGTTATCGTCGATTGCCTTGCGGGTAATCGCATAGCCGAGAGCAATTTCAATGTGCTCTTGGTTATAGATGTAGCGCTCACCAGCGTTGTTATCGAACTTGGTCTGGCCGCCTTCGTTTTTCAACTGAGCGTAGCCGAGGTAGCGCATTTCTGCGGTACGTTCGAGAGCCATTTTCGAATCATGCTTGGTGAAGATCTTGTCATACTGTGACGGGATCTGCTCGTATTTACCTTCAACTCCACGGAGGCCGGGGAGGAGAAGGTCTTTGATGGCACTAAGATTAACAGCCATTGGTCCTTACTCCTTATTAGCCAACTGAGGTCAGCTGCTTGGTGCTGACGTTGTTGAAGGCCACGATTGCGTAGTTGTACGCACCAGCCGATGTGCCGTTTGCGCCCGGAGGATCAACAACGAGGCTAACAACACGGAATGGAAGCGTAGCAGTGGTGGTTGGGGTGACAGAAATATCCAAGTAAGCGCCAGAGATACCGTTGGCAGTGTTGCCAGTGCCGTAGTTAAACTGGACGTTTGCGTAAATATTAGCAGTCGTAACACCCGTGCTGGACGAACCGCCGACTTGAACGAGGAACTGAGCGTTCGGATCGTTAATGATGTAAGCAGTTACGTCACCGTTAGCGTCCGAGCCGGGCCAATAGTTCGACCAAACAACGCGCTTCTGGGAAACGGAAAGGTATTTGCAGCCAACGAACACACCAGCGATCTGGGTGGTGCCGGGGCTAACAGAAGAACCAGCGATGTAACCAGTGTTCAAAGGATACACGGGATCGCCGAAGAAAATTGGGGTTGAATAGTTTGAAGCAATCAGAGCTGTGACCTGCTCATAGGTAGGAGCAGAGCCGGTACCAGAAGTCTGACTGAATCCAAACGGCGCAAAAGTATTCGCCATGTCGGAAACTCCGGGGAGGGGGTTTGTTTTGTCGTCGCACCGAGCGAGACTGAAACAACATACTGTTGTGAGTGCGCCACACCGGGGGCGCTGTTAGTATCAGTATTTATAAGTGGGTATTAAACAACTGTCAACACCCACTTAGTATTGGTCAAGTATTACTCGTTAGGAATACTCATGCGTTCCATGCTTTTACTAATGCGCGGCTTAACACGGGCATCAGCGTCACGTGGGAGTGTTCCATCTGGAGTATCATACAACTGAGCTTCTTTAGCCACGACTTGGGCACGTGCGCGGCGTTTTTCGATGTCCTTAGCTTCCTCAGTCAATTCCTTGGGCCGTTCCATGAGGATCATGCCGTCCAATTCGATGGTTTGGCCCTTGTAACCGGCAGGCATCATCTCTGGGTGGCGGTCAACCGGCACAGGTTCCCAACCACCACGGGCCAAATTGACCTCATAGGATGGGTCTTCCTTGCCTAAAAGCGTCTTGCGCTTCCATTCATAGGACCAGTCATCGGGGACATTGGTCAAATCAATCTTGTACCGATCAATTTCTTCCATATCCATGCCGCCACGAGCCTTGCGGATCTCAGCTGCACGTTCTTTGGCAGTCTTACGCACCTTTTTTGTAGCACTTGGTGCAACAACAGCCTTGGTAACGTCTTCTGTTACCTCAGTATTTTGCGAATCACTCTTTCTTTGAACCATTACGGCCTCCTATTAGTTAATCTTGCCTTCTTTACGCAAATCTTCGCGGTGCTTTGCGTACTCTTCGGGTGTAATCTTCAGCATTTCAGCTATTTCACGCTCTTCAGCCGACAGACGAGCAACTAATGTTCGTCCAGAGCCACTACCAGCCACCGAGGAAGACGGTGCAGCAGGTGCCGCTTGCCGTTTTTGAGCTGGTTTAGCTGCTGCTGACGTTGGTTCGGCCTCTGGCTCGGCTTTAGGTTCGTTACGAAACCCCAAGCGGCTTTCCACATACTGGAAATATGCGTCCGAATCGGGTGCGTAGCCCTCAGCGACAGCCACATTGTGTGCCCGCAGCATTGATTCGTACTTCACCGGATCGCGTACATACTCTGGATGTGACCGAACCCATGCCGCAGAGCGCGGTGACAGCTGTGATGCCACTTGCTCAACCGGATCATTTGATGCCGGTGTGGGGTTCTGCACTCGGTTATGCAAAGCCTCTTTGCCGTCTACAAGCTTGGATAGTTTATATGAGTTGTTGGCAATGGCCTCTTGCACTTCTGCAGCCCGATCATACGCTCCAGTGGAGAGCGCCTCGGCATATTCGCGCTTCAATAACTCAGCATTGCGCTTTACGGCTTCAATTGCGTTGTTAATGAGGTGCATCTCATTATCTGCAACCTCAACCTTAGCTTGTTGAGCGAGACGAGAAGCTTCGTGCGCCGCTGATTCGGCTGCAAGTCGCTTTTGCTTTTCCTCTTCAAGTTGAGCTTTAAGGGCTTCAATTCCCTTATCAAACGGAACTTCATCAGTTCCCGCAGCCGGTGTGTCGGCAGCATCGGGCTCTGGCGCTTCAAGAACGACTTCGATTTCGTCTTTGTTTTCATCTGACATCATACTCTCCTTACCAAACTACATCCGGCGCATCGATTTTGCCCCGAACGGCGCTGTCATCGAGAATGCGGCAGAGAACTCCATGCACCGTGATGGACCACCCATCAGACGGTTTGAAGTAAACCCAATCGTGAAGTTTTACGTCTACGTCTTTGAAAAAGTTATCATTTGCTTCATCAAAGGCTAACGGACCAAGTTTGATCACGAGCCCAGCCTTGCCTTGATATTTGTCTTCATCACGATTCTTTTCTGGCAACCAAACACCGGTCGATGTCTGTTCTGGGCGCAAGTAAATGGCCACCAAAACTTGGTTGTTAAACAGTTTCACATTTGAGATGTCGCCCATGTCATCAAGAATTACCTTCTTGGGATCGACACTATGACTCATACGACGATATGGCATTTCGGTTTTGTTCCTCTTCAATTTCCCATATGTGCTTGCCCCTACGAACAAACACTTCGGCATCATCCAATATTTCGAGGGAACGCTTTAAACCGTTGAGAATGCCGCATTCACGTGCGTATTCCTTCTCGGACATGTAACCCATGGTCAGCGATTCAGTAATCTTACCAATCAGTTCATGTATTTGCTTGGCAACTTCATATGCTACTGCCGAATCATAAGGTTTCATTGCGCCTCTCCAAGTATTGGCGCAAGTAAAATGGGGGCATGACTGGTTAAAGTCACACCCCCACAATCAGTTTTACACGGGCTAGAAGCTATTACTTGCCTTTGTAACCGTAAGCTTTGATCTTCTCAAGACGACCGAGACCACCACCAGCTGCATGATCAATTACATGCTCGGTACGAGCCACACGACCGCCGGTTTTCCGACCCATGGGCATTTGCGGCTGAGGCTGCGGACCAGCGCCACCACGAGCTGCCAGCAATGCAAGGTTCGGGTCCATGCCCATCGGTGCACCACCAACTGGCATATTGCCCATAGGAGGACGTGCAGGCATCGGAACTGGCTGCGGAGGCATCATGCCACCAGCTGGCTGCTGTTGAGCCATTGGCTGGCCAGAGTGAGGCGCGACAATGATCTTGATGTCTGTCTTGCCCTTGCCCTTAGCTGCACCACCGGCTGCATGCTTGGAACGGCCACCGTGCTTGCGGTTGGAATAGCCAGTCTCACCGGCTACACGTTCAAAGTTGCGGGTAGCGTCACGCAGCTTGTCTTCATTGTTGGCGCTGTCCATCAAATAGTCGTCAGCGGCTTGCACAGCGGGGCGACGAGCCATCTCATACTGCGTCAACTCGCTAGGGCGGAAACCGCCGCCGCCCATCTTAGCTTTACGGCCACCAGTTGCGCCGGGGATTTTCTCTTTGCTGTTGCCAGAGAATACACCGCCGCCCTTATTATGCTTGGCGCGGCCGCCTTTGTTCATTTCACCGGGGCGAAATTTATCAGTATTGTCATGTTCAGACGGCCCCATAGAACCAATTTCTTTGTCTGAACCAACAAAAGATTTGGGTTTTTTATTTACCCACTTTTCTTTGCTTTCGTCCCACCTTTTGTTTCTGTAGGCTGCTTCATCACCCCAATGTGACTCATGTGCTGATGTTTTTCCACCGTTAGCTTTACCGCCCCAGCAGTGCTCCTCACGCTTCATGGCAGAGGTCTTGACCATCTTCTTGATCAGCTTCTTGTCTTCTGCTTCATCGGGATGCTTAACCTTGCCGCCCTTGTTCATGTGGCCAGAAAGCATTGGGCTAACACGCATTGCACGGGTAGGAATGCCGGTATTCATGCCAGTCGTAGGCGCAGATGATGCCATATTGGCAATGCGCTGGCTGGCTTGTGCTACGGGGCTCACTGGGCTCATCATGCCCATATCAGCGCCACCAATGGCTTTATTGGCGCGACCGCCAGTTTTCATGCCGCCTACATGTTTTTCGCCAGAACGATAATCGTTGGCTTTGTGCATGTCGCGGTTAACAAAACGGTCAACTAATGGCATTTCACCAGTTTTACCGCCGCTCTTACGGGCTTTGCGGTCATGGCGCATTTTGCTATGTGCGCCTTCAATCTTATGGGCAACCTTGCCACCGCGCTTATAAGCCCGCTTGCTAACTGGGCGCATGCCGGTCTTAACATCGGCATTCAAGGGCTCTGCAGGGGTCCAATCGGACGAATCAACCTTGGTATGCGGGTCAGTTGATTTGTAAGACTTCAACTTCTTTGCGCGGGAAGCTTTAGCTTCCTTGTGGTAATCGTAAGCCATAATGTGCCCTTGGTGTGTGAGGATTAACCCGTTCTTGCTATCTTACTCAATATTTCCATAGCAGACAATGGTAATCCCTCTGGTGAATACTTAGAATTTACTTTGCGCAGTGCTGCGTCAACTATCCCACCATCGGCATACGGTGTCGGCATCTCTCCAACAATTGTGGGTTTAAGATCGCCACTATAGCCCAAATTGAGCCCCATATTCTCTGGTGTTAGCGGTTTGGGCGCAATCGGGTCTGGCTTTTTCTCTTCTGGCTGTTGTGCGACAGCTTCTGGAGCGGCACCATATCCACTATCGCCACCGCCACCACCACCTCCATCGTGGCCACCTTCGCCACCTTGAGGACCATCCCCATTGCCCATAGCGCCACCAGTGCCCGGCCCGCCAGCAGCATCTCCGCCACCGCCGCCGTCTGTGCCGCCACCTTCTTCGTAATGTTTGCGCTCTACATTGCCGCCGTGGGCATATTTGCGCCTTACGTGTACGTCTTTGTCATTAAAGACAACGTAATTGTATGTTTTATCATCATCGTCATCGCTAAACCGAGACCGCTCATCCAAGTACTTGATGCCTTTAATACCGTGCGCATGCAATAACTTAGACGCTTCATGAGGGTCTTCATGGATGAGCGAGTAAATCTCACGGCCTTTCAATGTCGGCGAAAGATAGCGGTATTTATCCTCATTTGATGGGTTTTCTTTGTTAATTTTATCCTCAATCAACTTGCTGACAGCTCTGTGAACTTTGTTTGATTGATTGGCTTTGTAGTCATCCCAATCCAGAAAGTCGTTGGGGTGAGCTTTAATGCCGACCTCATACATGTGTCCGCGAGATGCATTTCTGTATGATGCCAATACGTTAGCAATGCGGTTTTGGTCAAACTCGCGCAGTCTTGAATTGCCAGCTTGCGCCCACTTTGCCGCACTATATGGGTCATGCTTTTCATTCATTGCCCACTTGTGCAGATCCATTTGGGTGTCTCTGTCTGCATTTTTTAATTCGGGCGCATGCTCCAAGATATGGTCAATCATATACGTGTCTTGACCAGCTAACTTATCTCTGTAGTTTTTAGCAACACCTTCGTTTTGAGCAAAATACAGCCCATGGCCAAAAGATTGTGCACCCTCGCCCGTACCTATTTGACTTGTTTTAAATTGGTCAAAGTCGTGCGGCGAACCATGGTAAGCTGTGAGGTTTTGTTGATCTACAGAACCGCCGTCTGCTTTTTTAATAACTTGTGCGGGTCTTTCCATCCAAGGATCGCCAACTTGGTTTGCTTTTTCTCCCGTTGGTTCAAACCCGTATTTTTGATAAAATGAAACAAGCTTATCAGTTCTTGTTTTTTTATCTAAAGGGGATGCAACTAAACGCGCCGGTTTGTTTATAGAATCAGCATAGTCAACAATATGTTTCATGACCGCATGCGCCCCACCTTGTCCACGATGTGCGGATGGAGTTCTGATAGATGCTATATCAATGTGGTCTGGGTTGTCCTTAATAACACCAGTAGAC